GAGCCGTCGCCCGTATGTCTGCTGTATCCACTGCTGAAGGGCTTCCACGCTCATGGCTACCTCTTGTAGAGTCCGATGGACGGGCGGAACGCTTCCACGGGCTTGGCGAGATACGCCAGCGTCGCCTGCCGGAACGGTTCTGCCGCCACGCGCTTCCGCTCACGCTCTGCCGTCGCCTCGGCCATCAACTGCTTGTCCATCGCGAGTTTCTCACGCGACATGCCGAGATTGGCCTCGTTCATCATCCGCTGCTGCTCGGCGGTCAGCCGCTGCTGCTCCATCTGCGCCTCGATGTTGGCTTGTTCCACTTCAAACTGGGCCTTCAACTGCGCCATCTGCGCTTCGGCCTGTAGCTTCTGTTCGGCCAGAATTGCCATTTGCTGACGATACGCCTGATCAGCGGCCTGCTGCGCCTGTGACGCGCCAATGCGAGCGGCAGACTGCGCCTGACGGCCCCCCATGTAGGTGGTGCCCAGTGGCACAAACGGAGCGATGGTTTTCAAGAGTGCGCCAAGATTCATATGCGTGTGCCTTGTGTGTTAGAACCGGATATTTCGCGCCCAATTGCCCAGTGATGACCGTGGAGCCGCCGCCGCTGTGCCACCTCCGGGCAATCCGGCAAACAACGACGCCAGCGTAATGACGCGACCAGTGTATTTCCGATTGCGCTCACGTGCGCGTTGGTCGATGTAGTTCTCTTCGTATTTGGGCGCGTACACTCCCTGCGTCATATCCCAATACTGCGCGGTGTTGTCATTGGCCGATGCTGCGCGGTTGCGCTTGTAAATGTCCTCGGGCGTCTCGTTGGCGCGGTCGCCCGTGAACCCCAACTCGGCCAGCGTGAACCACCCGCGCTCCTCGGGCGTCTTCGTCAGAGCCTCCGTGCCAAAGCGTGCGCTGTCATAGGTGGGCAGCGAACCACCCGTCGCGCCCTGCGCGCCCGAGCCGCCGGTATCGGGGCGATACGTCGTCGGCCCCGTGCCCTCGGCGGTAGACCCCCACCACCAGCCTCGTGCGGTGTCGGTGTTCGGGTCTGCCGCCGTCAGCACATCCACGATCCCTACAGGTGTGCCGCTTTCAAAGTCGCTCTTCACGCCGCCAAAATCGATCTTGTCAAACCCGACCTTCTTGGCGTTGGGGAACAGGCGTTTGAAATCCGCGTCCGCCAGAATCTGGTCAAGGCTGGACGGCTTGGAGGCATACCGGCTGGCAATCGTCGCAAACGTGTTCTTGACCGAGTTCCGGGCCTTCAGGTCGCTGCCATACGACGACCGCGCCATGAACCCCTCGAGAGTGCCCAGCGTGCCGCGTGTCAACGCATCGCGCTGCTCGCGGGTCATCGACCCGGGTGGGGGCGGCGGGGCATTTGGATCGCCGGGGGGAGCGGTGGCCGGACGCGGCGGCGTCCACGTTGTTGGCACATAAATCCACCGGGGGTTGTTGTCCCCGGTAAACCACAGCCATTTGTATCCGCTGTCTGCGGGGGGCGGCAATGCGCCGGGGTTGTAAATCCATGCCGGAACGCCGCCGCCTGCGCCCGTTCCGGGATCGGTTGGGTCAGTCTCTCGTTCAGCCATTGACTCGCTCCACCACGACACTCAGCGCATACTGCATCGGGGTCGCCCCGACACTGCTATACGTCGTGCTGTAGGTGATCGCAGAGGCGGCGTCACATCGGACAATCACGCTCTGCTGCTGGATGGTGGTGGTCGTGTTCCCCGTGACCGCCGTGCCGCTGATCGTTAAAGCCACCCCATCGGTGAACCCTACAGTCACAGCGACACTGGACGAGGTGGTGGCCGCTTGCGTGATTCGAAGAAACCACGAGACGCGAAACACCCCGGCACTGCCCGTGTCGGCCAGCAGTGTCGTGGTGCCTATGCTAGCACCCGTGGGCGTACCTGTCACGCTCGTTTGCACCTGCGGAGCCGCGTTCAGGGCGTCCGTGACGCCTCGGAACCAGACCTGCCACGGCAGGGTCAGGATGCCTTGGGCAAACGCATCCAGCCCAATCAGACGTTCGCGAAAAGGGAAGGACGGGATCATGCCGACTCCTGCGCGACTTCTAGAAAACTGTCCAGAATGCGCCACGGGATCGGGTCAGACACCGAAATCTCGAACACGCGGTTCCGCACCTGCCCCAACCGCCAGAACAGGCAGCGGGTCTGGTAGTTGCCCATCGCGCCAGCGGTCACCGTCCGCTCATTGCCCCATGTTTTCCCGCCATCCGGAGACGCCCGGAGCATCAGGGTGGGATTCTCCCCCTGCCCGGTGGCCGTGCCCAGCCCCGACTCCAGAAACACTTCCAGTTTGGACACCTTGAGTTTGCTGTGTTCCAGAAAAATGGCTGGCGCACGCCGCAGCCGCCGAATGGGGCGACCGCCCACATCCAAGGCAAAGTCCTTGCTCATGTGGTAAATCGTGCCAGTTTCCCGATCCACGATGAGGTGCTTGTTAAACGCAAAACAGTGCCACTGCGGACGCCACGCGTCATAGGTGTTGTCCTCGGCCAGCCATGTCCCCCGCTCGTGCCACAGGCCCGTGCGGAAGTCATAGCACCACGTTTGCTGCTCGGTCGGAAACGTCAGCAGGTAGAACATGTGACCAAGGTCGTTGTAGGTCTCGCCGTAGGCGTCATCGACCGTGGCATAGCTGGCGATGGTGTTCTCCAGCGCATACGTCGAGATGCGCTGCGGGTTGAACCCCTTCGCCGCCATCACCTGATACCCGCCGTTGGAGGTCGTCGCCAGCCACACAATCTGGTCACCGGCCTCGCGCACGGAATACGGGGCCGCGCAGCCATACGGCAGCAGCCCCGAGGGGTCAGGCGCAAACGGGAACGGCGAGGTGCCGTTGTTGTACCAGACTTCCGTGGTCTGCCCACCAAACAGCCAAATCTGCCCGTAGGACGACACATACATCGACACCCACGGGTCTTGCCCGATGGTGCGCTCGGCATATTGGTTGGCGTCCCACGTCGTTCCATCCAGCAGGTCGCTGATGTAGAACCGGCTATCCGGCACATCCAAGACCACAAAGTAGCCATACAGCGACCCGCCAAACGACGCCACCGCCGAGGTCAGATTCGTGCCACCCGCTCCCACGGTCTGCGTCAGGGTGTTGGTCACGAGGTCGTAGGTATAGCCCAGTCCGCCGGACGTAATGAACAGTTCCTGTCCGCCGTCGCCGTTGGACGCAATGGTCGCCGGGAGCAGGTCATCGACGACGGTGCCACGGTCGGTCGTGGTGCCATCGCTGAACACCTCGTAGAACTTCTGCCCAATGACGGCGAAACACCGCCCCGCCTGAGCAAACATGGCCCGTCCGCCCTGCTGCGTCACCGTGGCAAACGCCTCAACCCCCGGCGTCGGATACAGGGCCGTCTTGACCGTGGCCCCGGGCGATTCCATCTGCTCCACATACCAGTTAATCAGGGCTTCCTGATCGGCAATGGGCGACTGCGACTGATACGCCGCGTTCACGAACAAGGGATACTGGGCCATTACGGGGTATCCGAGAAGATGTTGTAGCGACCCTGCCGTGGACGCAGCGCAGGGTCGACATACAGGTCATACGGGCGAATGTTGGCGCGTTTGATGTTCGCCTTCGACTCCATCGCCGACATCACCAGCGTCTGCGACGGCTGCAAATCAAACTCAGGGGCCAGTTCGACCGCCAGATTGTCGCGCAGAAACCGCCGATACCCCGGCGGCAGACTGATCACATCGTTCAGGCCGAGTTCGGTGACCGCTGTGGGGGTGTAAATCACGCCCAGCAGCGTCGAGGACGTCGGGATCATCCAGAACGTCACCTCGGCCAGCGGATAGGTCGCGTTGTAGTAGAAACTCGTGGGATACGTGCTGGTCAGCCCCTTCTGGGGGATGCGTGACCATGCATCCGTCGTGAGCGGGGACAGCCCCATCTCCAGATCGGGGTCTTGGGACGTATCAATGAAGTTCAGGTCGCTGATAAAGACCGGGCGGACGATGTTACAGTCGCCGCCCGATCCGATGGTGTAGGTCGCCTGATTCGGCACCAGCGGCCATGTGGTGCGGTCGTTCTTATAGATGGTGAGGCGTTCCGTCCCCCAGCCATCAATGAGGTCGTTCAGACGCTGCAACCCGTCTGCCATGTCCTGCGGAGCGGCGGTTTCTGCCGCATCCAGCACGCCCAGTCGCTTCAGACTGGCATTAATCAGATCGCGTGTCGTCATCTCGCCCTCACGGGGCGCGTAGCTACTCGGCTACGTGCCGGTGTGTGGCCGCTTCAATCGCAGCCAGTTCTTTCTGGGCCTTTGCGCTCATGCGCTTGGCCTTGAACGCATTCTCTGCCGCCGCGTTCGCAATAGCCGATTCCTGCGCCTCCACGCCCAGCACGGCGTGGTCGGGGGATTCGACCCATCCCTCGGCCTTCATCGCGGCCAGTTCGCGGTCGCTGCTCACAATCATGTCCTCGAAGTCGTGCTTGCCATTGGCCTTCAGCACGCCCCGATAAATCATCTTGGGATACGGCTCATACCGATACGGCTTGTCCCACTTGTGGAGCTCCTGCTCGTAATCCGTTTCCCCTGTGCGAACGACTGCCATGCCATCCTACCTTCTGCGCCTCAATCCGGAGGCGGACGGTCGCCCTAAATGGGCTACTGCCGATACAACGCCACGACATTATTGGCGGTGGTGCTAGTGCTATTGACGCGCTTCACCTTGATGGGGATGACCACCCCCGTCACGCAATGAAACGCCACCACGGTGCCATCCTGACTCACGGCCTGAATGACGCCGTTTGACCCGGCATACAGCGCGTCGGCAATGTTCGGCAAATCCACCGTATCGCTGGCGGTCACCGGCACCCACACATTATACGGGTCGATTTGCATGTCACACCCGAAACAGCGCGGTCATCACCGTCGCCGTCGTATTGGTCGAGTTGACGCGCTTAATCTTGATGGGCAGCACCTGCCCTGCAACCGCCGTGATGTTCACCACGCTGTCGTCCTGAAACACGGCGGCGACAATCCCGGCCCCTCCAACCTGTAGGGCTTCGCTCAGGCCGTTCTGGAAGTTGACCGTATCACTCTTGGTGACGGCCTCCGCTTTGTTGTACGGGTCAATCTGCATACGCCCTCCGAAGAGCGGGGAGGGGGCGAACCCCCTCCCGCCCGTCTTACGCCAGCGTCACGTTGGCAAGGGACACCACGCCCCACTTGCCACCCTGCGCCTGAATGGTCATCGACGCGCCCACCTTGGCGGCGAACGTCGCGACGTCCGACGAGGTGGTGTCGCCGTAGAACCCCGCCGTGTAGGTCACGGTGTGGGCGTTGGCCGTCGCCGACAGGATGGTCACCAGCAGCCCGTCCATTGCCAAGGACGGAGCTGCCAGCGTCATCGCGCAGACGCCCGCCTTCTGCACCAGCACCAGCGTGTTCTGGCTCGGGATGCTGAGGGCACCGTCCACCGACGCGGTGACCATGATCTGGCCGTCCGAGTCAAGCTGCGCCGACTGTCCCACCGGGAAGTCCGGCAGGTCGGAGGTCAGGCCGGTCGTGGCCGGGGCCAGACTGTTGTGGGCCGCCGCCGCGCTGCCAAAGTCGCCGCGCGACCGGACAGACACGTTGGTGCCACTGACCGACACGACCTGCATGTACTCACTGTCCACACGCAGGAAGTTGCCAGCCGCAAACCCGGAGGCCGAAGTCACCGGGATGATGAGCGCATCAGCGGACACCGCCGCTGAAATGGTTGTACGAGTCAGAGCCATGATGTCTGTGTCTCCTTCACCTTAGCTGTAGACGCGGCACGCGAGCTGCGGACGCAGCGTGGCCCAGCCATACAGGATGTCCATACGGGTCGGCTCCTGATCGGTGCCGATCTGGTACTGCTGCACCATGCGGATGCTGATGCCCAGTTCCTTCGACCGGACGGAGGTCGTCTCCGCACCGCTCGACGGCTTGTGCAGGTCGGCCATGACCATCGCGAACGCGTCGGGATGATACAGGAGCGACTGCGGGGTGACGGTGGTCGCCAGCGTGCCAGCGGTGGCCGAGGTCGCGCCCAGCACCGTCACGACGGCGTTGTCTGCCGGGGACGCGTTGACCGTCTGGAGCTGGCCCGAGGTGATGATCGACGGGCTGATCGGGATGGTCATCGACCCCGACGAGTCCGACGTATCGGCGGTCACCACAAACTGCTGGAGCTGACCGGTGGAGGCGTAGGACACCGGGTTGACCTGATAGACCCCAGCAATGGTGAAGATGTCGCCCTTCTTGAGCGACGACGCACCCGAGGCCCAGCCATCCACGATAATCGACGAGCCGGTCTGGTTGGCCCCATTGACCAGCGGGGTCGAGGCCGTGAACGTGCCGGTCGTGTGCTTCGCCACGTTCTGGTCTTCATACCACTCGGCAAATCCAAGGGCGCGTGAGGCAAACTGCCCCGTGCGGTATTCCTCGGAAATCTGCGCGGCAGGGTTGAAGAGGCTCAGGTTGGCGTTGGCAAGGGTCACCATCGACACGGGGTCGAGGATCGCCAGACGGCCTTCGGACGGCGTGGCTGAGTTGGTCAGCTTGGCCCCGCCCTGAAGATACGTCAGGTTGCTGTTCGGCACCGTGCCGGGCGTGCCGACCGCCTGATAGACGTCCTTGTAGACCGTCGTCAGACCGTCGTAGTCCACGATGTTCGCCAGTGCCACCGCCGCCGGTTCGACATACCGCTTCCGCACCATGTCGATTTCCTGCGTCATCGAGGCGGTTGACCACGAGAACGCGACGTTCTTCTGGTGGGTCAGGGTGATCGGGACATACTGGTCGTTCAGCCCCTGAATCTGGAGGGCCTGCCCTTCCGTCACCTGAAACCGCTGCGGCAGTCGGGCGTTGACGGTGTAGCCCACCTTCGCGCCTGCCTGCACATACTGATCATCGTACGAACGGTTCACGTTTGCGGCGAACTTCAGATTGTTCACCAGAATACGTGCCGTCTCCTTCGTGTACCAAGTCGGAGTTACGAGTGTATTCGCCATGTTAACCTCAGTACCGTCGAGCCTTTCGCTCCTGCGTGTTCATGCGCCGGACGTATTCCGGCCCAAAGTCCATGTCAGTCGCGTCGTCCACGGTACGTGACGGCGCACTCCCCACGGGTCGGATGGGGGGTTTTGCCTTCGAGAAAGTAAATGCTGGAGTCGATGACCCACGGCCTGACGCGATCTCCAGACGGGCTTCCAGTTTCTTCATTTCCCCGAATGCCAATACGGGGTGCAGCGCGGCAATGCGCTGGGCGTCTTCGGGATAGTGCGCCATGTGCACCATCAATTCTGCCGCCACAGGCGACTCCTTGATGGCATCCACCATTGGCGGAGAGAGTTCAATGTCCTCCCGATTCACCAAGACATTGAAATCCGGGATGCGGCTGGCGGCTTCGGTCAGCCGCTCCGCAAACTGCTGGTCACGCGACTGCTGCCACTGCTGCCGCGAGTGCGCGGCCTGCTGCTGCCGCGTCTCTTCCTGAAACGCCCGAATCGCTTCCCGCGCCTGCCACCGCGCCTGTGCCTTCACATACGAGGCGTAGTCGCTGAACTGCTCTTCGGTCGGTTCCTGATCATCACTGGCCGGAGGCACGGGCTGGGTCGCTGCCGCCATCGGCATCGACGCCTGTGGCGCACTCAGCCGCGCTTTTTCGGCGCGGAGCGACTCCAGTTCCCGGGCAATCGCATCGCGTTCCCGCTGCGTGTCACCGCGCTGCCGCACAAGGGCATTGATCTCATCCTGAATGGTCTGCTTCCGGCCTTCGAGTGACCGCTTGCGGTTCGCGAGGGCTTTCCCAGCATCAGACGCCTCGGTTGGCACAGGGTCGCTCGGGGCCGCAGCGGTCGCGGAGTCGGGGTCTTTCTGGAGGGTGGCGTCTCCGGTCTGGAGATCGGCCATCACCTGCTCGGCGGTGCCGGTATTCGTATCGACCACAAACGACTCAGATTCCACGGTCACACTCATTCAGCCTCCTCACGCGACGGATACCCGCCGAGGTTCATCTCGCC